TCGTGAATGTCAAATATCAACTACCTTTGACGAAGATCTATTGATTACACAGTTAGAGTTTCGATTCACAACAATTATATAAGGAGCATTAAATGCCAACATACATTAATCCAAGTCCAGGTGTAACGGCTAAACAAGTTACTTTGAAGGTAGAACTTCAAGGAACTAGTGGTTGGTCAACAGCCTTGGCAATTCCAGCGTTACAGGACGTAACAATGAACGCTGCCAATGATGTGTTCACATGGACACAGTTAGACAGCGGAAGTAAATTACAGGTTCCAACAACTGCTACAAACAGTCTGTCAATGAACATTGTTCTTGATGATACTACATTCTTTGGCACAACCATTGGATCATCATCAGCAACAGACACAGTGGCAGCTCAGGGTGTTTTTGGTCTAAGCCGTAACAAGACCTATATCAAGTTCAGCTTGAAGTTCTTAGAAAATGATACCAATGACCGTTACATCAGTGGCGTAGGCTATATCACAGGTCTAGCACCAAAGATATCAGCAGACCAACCTGTATGGGTATCTCCAATTACTATCACAGTAAGCGGTGGATATACAGTAGCAACTTCAGAATCTTAATCAATTCTAGAAGTGGTAAAAGAGGGCTTTTTAGCCCTCTTTCTACCTGCCTGAGTTAAATACAAAGAGAGAAAGATTTATGGATCCACTGAACAACAAGTCAGACAATGAGTTACTTCGTAGTCTATTAGGCGAAGTTGCCAAGGCACAAAATGAATTACGTTGTGCTCAAGGAGACCTAAGCAAAGCACAGAGTAGAATTGCATTTCTACTCGTAGTCATAAACCGATTGATTGAAAGACAGGAGATTTAAAGATGGATATTAAACAGTTAGTCACCAAACCCAAGGTAATTGAACTTGAGATAAACACCCCAGAAATTATTGAAAAAGTAGGCGATTCTATCGTGTTCTACATGAAGGATCATCTTGACCTAGCCACTTACTTTGATTTTTACAAGCTACAACAAAACAATGACATGAATGAATTAATGAATTTACTTCGTCGTGTTGTATTAGACTCAGAAGGTAATCCAGCCATTGGCCCTGATGAAATTCTTCCTGTTGATATTACACTAGCTATTCTTTTTAAGATCAATGATCACGTGGGAAAGTCAAACGCCAAGGCATCAATGAACGAACCTGGGACGGTGCAGAGTTAATTAACATAGGGGTATTGGCTAAAATGTATGGACAATTACCCAGCTATGTTTTAGCCAATGGGACCACCTTTGATTTATTGGTGGCTGATGCCTTGGCGGAATATGAACAGAAACTAGCAAATCCAGGTTATACTTCTAATACTCATAATTTGAGTCAAGAGGAAATGATGAACATGATCAATTCAGTGAGAAATAAAAATGTTTAATAATGCCAAAAAAACTTTAGCTCAAAGAAAGGCAAATTTAACAGCACAAAATCTCACCAAGGTTGCTTATAATTATTTTGTCAAAGTTACTCCTATTGATACAGGTAATGCTAGAAATAAAACCAAGCTCAATGGTAATCAGATTGATGCACAATATCCCTATGCACAAAGATTAGATAGAGGTTGGAGTCGTCAAGCACCAAAAGGTATGACACAACCAACTATTGACTATCTACGTAGGTATATTCAAAAGCAAATAACAGGAAAATGATATGGCAAAAACCGTAGATGAAGTTACCTTAAAGATTAATGTTGAAGGCCAGTCCAGCATTGATCAAGCCAGCGCCAGTATTAATAAAATTGAACAAAATACCAAATCTGCCAGTGATCAATTAAAGGCATTTAATGTTAGAAACGTTGCCTATCAAGTTCAGGACTTGGCAGTTCAACTTTCTATGGGCACTAATGCATTTGTTGCTCTAGGACAACAACTTCCACAATTACTTGGTGGATTTGGAACTGCTGGTGCCGTCATTGGTGCTGTGGCTGCTGTGGCTATTCCTTTGCTACAAAAAGGTCTAGAAACCTTAGGTTATGATTTCCGTAGTTTAAATCAAAGATTATCAGATCTTGGCACGGCAAGCCAAGGCTTTATACAGGCACAACAAGCAAATCTAGCATCAGTGCAGGGACTTTCAGGTGCATTTGGTGGTCTTGCATCAGTAAGTAAAGAGTTCTTTCAGCTACAAGAATCATTTGCAAAACAAAAGGCTCTATTAGAGTTAAATTCAGGTGTTACAGAATTACAAGGTAATTTAAAAAATTTAAATCCTGATGTTGCAAAAATGAGAGATAGTCTAGGGATATTTTCTGGACCTGTTGAAGGGGTTGTTAGACTTCAACAGGCATTTAAATTATTCCAATTAGGATTAACTGCTAGTCAAGCAGAAGAATTAAGCAAAAAGATTAGACAAATAGATCCTACAAATCCAGAAAAAACAGCAGTTCAAATAACTAGTTTGTTAGCAACATTAACAGCCGCAGGTGTTCCAGCTGATAAACTTCGTAACGTTTTTGAGCAAATTGTAGAACCAGCTCTTAAAATTGGTAATGCCAGTTTAGATCTTAAGAAAAATATTAAAGCCGCTGGAGAAGAAGCCAGTGCCTTACAGGTAGCATTATTAGGTATACAGAACAAATATCAACCAGATATAAATGCTTCACGTAGAAATTTTGATCAAATTAAGGCTATTAAACTTGAAGGTGAGCAAAAAATTGCAGAATTTGTATTGCAAGCTAACGAAAAAACAGCCAAGGATGGTGTTAATCGTAGCAGAGAAATTGCTACCTTTAGACTTAGAACAGAACAAGATGTTAAAGATAAAATTAAAGATGTTCAAAAACAACAAGAAGAAACAACTCGTTCAGCAATATTAACTGCTGATACAAAACTTCGTCAGGTTGAAATTGAAAAAACAATTCTATCATTAAATGAAGAAGGCAAATTAAGTGCCTATAATGCCTATCAATATAACAGTGATGTATTAAATCTTTATGCTGAACAACAAAATCAATTAATCTCAATTGATGAACAATTAAGAAAGAATTTAATTACGCAGGCACAGGCTAATGAGCTACAGGCCAAAGCCGCACAAATACTTGAACAAGGTCTAATTAAAGCCTATGCTGCCGCAGAAGCAAGACAACGTGCATATATTCAAGGACTAGAACGTGCCAATGAATTAGATAAACGTAAATTAGAAAACTTTAATGCTACTGCTGGCCTAAGTGATAGAGAAAGACAAAATGCTCAACAACTATTTGACATTGAAACTGAGAGATTAACTCAACTTAAAGGTCTACAATCTATTGTAGTTCCAGAAGAAAGAACTAAAAGAGAACAAGAGATTAATAATATCTATGACAAGAGAATAGCATCAATTAAGACACAACAAGATGCTAATAAGGCATTAACTGAAAACTTCTCAGCAGGTTGGTCACGTGCTTTGGCCAATTACAGTGAAAATAGTCGTAATGCTTTTGAAAATGCTAAGAATATATTTGATAAAGTTACCAAAGGCATGGAAGATTCAATTGTTAAGTTTGCTAGAACAGGCAAGTTTGAATTTAAATCCTTCCTAGCTGATATCACTGAAGAAATACTACGTAGTAATATTAGAAAATTAATGACTAACCTATTTGAGACTAGTCCAGGCAGCAGTGGTGCAACCTCAGGTGGATTACTAGGTAATGTCTTTGGCAGTCTATTAGGATTTGCCAATGGTGGTATTATTCCAACTAATGCTCCTGTGCTAGTTGGTGAACGTGGTCCTGAATTGTTAATGAATGCCAGTGGTATGAATGTCATTCCAAATCAAAGTATTGGTTCGTCAACAAATGTTACATATAATATCAGTGCAGTAGATGCCATGAGTTTTAAAGCAATGATTGCTCGCGATCCTAGTTTTATTCATGCAGTGGCCAGTCAGGGTGCTAAAGGCACGCCAGCAAGGAGATAAAGATGAGTTTTCAATGGATAGTTGATCGTGCTGAAACATTAGGCATTGATCGTAGAAAAATGGTGGCACAGACCACAGCCAGAGATGGCACAGTTCGTTCAGTCAGTCGTGGAGTTCCACCAAAGAAATTTACAGTTAAGTTACCTGATGGTTTACCTTGGACTGAAATTAAATCATATGTTGAGGCTGCTGAATCATTAGACCGTGTGTCTACAGCCACAATCACAATTCCATATAGTAAGTTTCCTTGGTATTATGGCAATACCAATCCAGGCACTGATGATTCATGGACTGTGCGTTGCATAGATTTTCCTACATGGACTTTTACCAGTAGAAATCTCGTGTCTTGGTCAGGACCTTTTGTGTTTACGGAGGTCATATAATGCCTACACTAAATGGTTATAATTCAATAGAAAATCATTTATTTGTTCGCATTGAAGTAGATTATTATAAATCATCATCTTCAAGTTCACCTATATCAACAGTATTAAGATTCAGTGATCGTAGAACACCTTTTGTTATCAATGGCGAAACTTATACTGGTCTTGGAAATCTTGTCAGTATCACAAGTTCTAGTAGTGAACTTAGAACAAGCAGTGGTGAGTTATCAATTTCAATAAGTGGAATTCCTAATTCATCAATATATGAAATTGTTAACAGTAGAATTAAAGGATGTCCTGTAACTATCTATAGAGGAATATTCAATCCTGTTACAGGAGAATTGCTAGGTGTAGAAAATAATCCAATGTCAAGATACAAAGGCTTTGTAAACAATTACAGTCTGCAGGAAAATTATGATATTGATCAAAGACTAGCATCAAATACCATTGTTTTAATCTGCAACAGTTCAATTGATGTTTTACAAAATAAGGTCACAGGCAGAACAACTAGTCCAACTAGTCAAAAGAAATTTTATCCCTCTGATATCTCAATGGATAGGGTTACAAATTTAGAAAATGCCACATTTAATTTTGGAGCTAGCTAATGAGTTTTATAGATGATATTGCAGATTTCGCTAGTTCAACTAAAAGTTTTATCACAGGCAATGGTATTGGTTCAACATTGGCTAGAACAGCCTTAGCTGGACTTGCGCTAAGTCAAATAGCCAAATCTATTAATAAAGATAATGAAAAGAAAGATACGCCTACTGATTACTCTATTAGGAATCAAAGTGCTCCTAACACAAATAATAGTATTCCTGTAGTATATGGCACAGCAATTTTAGGTGGCAAGGTCACAGATGCTGTGTTAACTAATTCAAATCAAACCATGTGGTTTTGTCTAACAATCTGTGAAAAAACTGGCACGCTGATGAGCACAGGTGCCAATAGTCAAATTTCATTTGAAGCTGTATACTGGAATCAACTCAAAGTCAATTTTCAAAGTGATGGTATCACTGTGGCCAGTTTCAGTGACGAAGATGGTAATGTTGTCACTGACCCAGATGGTCTAATCAAAATATATCCATTCAGTGGCAACAGCACCAGTCCTATAAACTTTAGTGGATATTCTAGTGGAAATGGTTATTATGCTTATAACTTATTCCCAGACTGGACTACAAGCCATACTATGAGTGATCTAGTATTTGCTCTAGTTCGTGTTGATTATAACAAGACTAAAAATGTTACAGAATTAGGTGATATTCAATTTAAAGTTAAAAATACCATTGTTCAACCTGGTGATTGTTTGTATGATTATATGACTAATACTAGATATGGCGCAGGCATTGCCCCTGGGGAGATCAATCAATGAACACGCTAACTGAATTAAACAACTATGGTCAAACATCATTAACCTATACTGATAATCGTGCGGCTGCTGTGATTTTTGATCGCCCAAGTCCAGATAATCAAAACT